TGAAGGGCGGCGAACATCTCATCGGGCGTCTGCGCCTTGCGCGTCGGCTTGTCGGCCAGATACTCGGACAGGCTCTTGAGCCTCTTTGCCCTGGCAAACGCTTCCGTGTGCCATGCCCCGATGATCGCCAGCTCGAACTCCCGCTTCTGGCGGCGTGCAGCGCCTTCCATAATCGTCACGAAGGATCTCGGCGTCTGTTTCCAGAACTCGGCCGGATCGAGACCGGCACCAACCCATTCGATCAGGAAGCCTTTGATGCTCCACGCCGCTTTGGAGGGTTTTTGCCCTTCGCTTCCGGCTCCACATGGAACGCGCGCGTAAGAAGGGCATTCACGGCAAGGCCAACGGGAGCGTTGGTGCCCTTGTCGAACATCAGGCCAGCAGCGTCGTCCAGCGAGCTTTCCGGGTGGTGTTCTCTCATCAAACCCCAGAGAACCTTGCCGATGACATTTAACGGAGCGGTGCCGGTGAGGATTTGGGGAAGGACTGAATCCATCCCCATCTCCGTCAGTCCTTCAATGGCCGTCAGGGCGCGCATGTTTATGGCGAGGCGCAGGGTCAACTCATCGCTGAGCTTCACCTGCTCCTCTTCATAGAACGTCGGGAAATTAGACATGCGTTTCCGTCGGCGAGCCGCTGAAGCGGACGCTCAGCGTGGCGGTCATGCGATTGTCGATCGGGACGTTGCGGACCCAACCCTTGACGATGCATTCGCCCGTGATCTCTTGCGTCGTGCCGTCCGCAATCGGGAGCACAACCTTGTAGGAGCGGGTGTTTCCATCGGCGATCGCCGCACGAATGAGAACATCCGTCGCGTTGTTGGGTACATAGTTGAACTCGAACTGCCCCTCGCCGTAATCGATCAGGCCGGCAATGAACTCGCGGGCGGTGGACGCCATGTGCGTGGCTTCCACGTCATCGATCTGCGGGTTCGGCGGGGTAACGGACAGGACTTCATCGAGCTGCGTCAGGACGTTCGAGGCGTTGTCCAGCCAGAACTCCGTGCCGAGGCCGATGCCCACGTTGGTGGTCATGTGTTAGGCTCCATTTGAAGGAATGCCGCGTCATCGCGACGCTGCGGTTCAGCTTGCCCAAGGCCGAGTAGGGCGTATCCCGTCAGGGAATGGTGTGAATCACGTCCAGATCGACAATCTGTCGGTAAACGAGGCCGCTGTCGGTATCCTCGGCAATGCCGCCGAGCGAAGTTGCGAACGTGCTTAGAAACCTTACTCCGTCCTGGATCACGGCAGGATCGAGGGCGCTAATCACCGCTTCGGCGAGGTTGTGCGCATCTGCGGGCTTGGTCGCCCAGCATTGCGCCCGAACCCTCGATTTTCGTGTGGCCTGCGTACCGCCCATGTGCTTGTCGCGGGGATCGAATGCCACTTGCAGAGTAATCGCGGGAAGCGGCTTGCCCTGCGGCCTTGCGTCCCAATCGATTCTCGTCGCAACTAGGGCTGAAACATCAGCATCCGCCAGCAGGCGGGCGCGAAGGGCTTGCTGCATCATAGCTTGCCCTTCTTTCTCAGCCTCGCGGCCGCTTTCTCGATTTCAGTCCCGAGCGTCTTGGAGATGATCTCCAGCGCCTCGCCCTTCGTGGACTCCCATGCGCGGGTGAACCACATCTGGGCTGGGTCTTTGTAAGTCCCGAACTCGGTGAACATGCCGCGGCCCAACGCCGTGCCGATGTATATTTCCGCGAAGCTCTTGCCCGCCTGCCGCACGTCTCTCGCCTGGCTCCTGGTCAGCCTCGTTCCGACGATGACAGACTGTTCCAGCTTACCGGTATCTTCCGGCGCATTGGCGGAAGCCGCGCGGTCAACCACATCTGCGGCGGGTTTCAGCGACCGCTTGAGGACGTTGCGTGCCGTGGCCTTGGGCAGTTCTGAAAGTGCGGCGTCGAGTTCCTTGAGGCCGGTGACCTTAGCTATCTCCGGCACTGACGGTCTCCACGAACAGCCAACCACGGCGAGGCTCGGTCACGTTGAGGATGTTGAACACCCTTCCGTCCGCATCGGTAAGCCGGTCTTTTGCGTTCAGGTCAGCCCAGCTCGTATCCTTGCGGATTTCAAAATTGGCCTTGCCGAACGCCTCTGTCTGCGATGCGGCGGCGCGTTCCGCTCCCGTCAAAGGAACGTAGCGTGCCCACACGGATGCGAGGTTCGCCCAATCGCCTGGAACGGTCTGGAAACCGTCGTCCGTCTCAGCGCCCTGTCTCTGGAGCGTGATACGGCGATCGAGCGAGCCTGCATCCATTAGGCCATCGCCGCGCCGGACTCGTGGATCTTCACGTCGATAACCGTGGTTGACGTGCCAATTCCGAGAATGGTGACGTAATCGCCCGTGACGTTATCGGCGAGAGGACGAATGCCACCAGGGGTTCCCGAAAGGAAGTACGGAACACCCACGGCAACGGTCGCGCCAATCGTGATCGGTCCGCGCGTCAGGACGCCGACGGGCTGGTTCGCAGCGGCGCCGTTGAGCGCAATCCCGGCAGGCGAGCGAACGGCAGCCGTAGCGCTGTTGCAATCCGCGAGTTTGTAGGTGTTGGTCGAGCTGTCCAAGTAAAGAACTTGGCCGGCGGTAACTGCCACTCCCGCCGTGCCTTCGGTGATCGCAGCTCCAGAGCCAGCAACGACACTCGTTGCCGTGATTGTCAGGTCCGCCAATTTGATGTCTCCCTAGATTAGCAGGGAGACACGCGCCCCCTTGCTGATGTTTTCCTTGGCCCACAGAGGCCGCAAATTCGTAAGCGCCCATGCCCGCTTGAAGTCGGGATCATCTGGCGTCTCGTAATCGAATGATGAAAGCGGCGAGATGTGGTCGATGTGCCACTCGCCGAAATTGTTCCAATTCATTCCCCGCCGAAACTGGCGCTCTAAGTGCGCCATCAATTCGGCGGACGTATAACCAAGTAGGTCGAAGGTCTTGCGGCCTCGCTTGGTGCCTCGCCTTATCTCCGCGTGAATGCCTGCGCGGATCGTATTCTCCAGCCTGAACTTCGGATCGCCCGCCCTGTTTCTCGCGTAGTAGCGCCTAGACTTAGCTCGCTCGGCGGCCCTGTTTCGATCCCGCTGACGTTGCTCTCGTTCACGAACGGTCTCGATATTCCGAAGCCGCGCTAGGCGCTTGCGCTCCTTGATCCGCTCTCGATTCTTTGCATATCGCTCGCGCTCTGCCGCCCTGAATTCCGGTGATCGTCGGCGCTCATTCTCCTGCCGCCGACACTTTTCGTAATGCCGCGCCCTATATCGAGCTGTCGCTGCCCGGAACACTTCCGGATGCGCTTTCCGATACTCCCTATCCCTGTCCGGATTACGAGCCCTATACTCAGCGGCCAACCTGCGCTCGCATTGCCTGCACTTTGATCTGTAACCCGACGGTCTTTCGGGCCGTGGGCCAAATTCAGTGATCGGCTTTTCAACGCCACATGCACTGCAACTCTTCACGAGAACAAACTAGCAACTTTGGCTGAAAACTCAAGTATTTTAGAACCGCCTTGCGTTTGCGAGAAGGTTCGTCGCTGCTTCGGGCAGCGCGGTTGTGGTGCGGTCGTCGTACCAGGCGGCAATCGTCACCAGGATCGCCTGCTTGACGACTTCGCTTGCAGAAGCAGCCCCCGCTACGGCGGTTACCGTGATCGCATCCGAGCAATAGCGGATCGCGGGCCAGCTTTGGTTGATCTTGAGCCTTATCTGAGTCTCAAGACCGACCAGAACGGCCTCGTAAATGTCGGTCGAAAGGGTCTGCGAAATTCCGTCTGCATCCAGATAGGTGATCGAGGAAACGCTGGCGATCGGGGCAATGGGGAGGTCGTAAAGGTCGCACCAATCAGAGGCTTTCATCACAACCGTTTGGGTTATGATCTTGCTTCCGGTGAACTGCTCGATGAGGATACGCGCGGCGGTAATCGCCCGAGTGATCCATGTGTCCGAGTCCGACCCGTCGATGCGCGTCTGCGCCTTCACCTCGGCAGAGGTTACGGGTTCGGATGCGGGCTCGACGGATACCGTTACGGGGAGCCAGCTCATTTCTTGCGCTTCTCCCTCGGTGCCTTGACGGCGCGTTCCATCGGAGGCTCGACGGGAACGGCAAGGCCGAAGGCGATGAGGCGTCGTGCCTCAGCCACTCCGAGCCTCACCGT